GTGCCAGTCAATGCCACTGCGCTGGCAGTCGTTGTAGATGCGGTAGCAGTGGTAGCTTGCTGTGTTTGCTGTTGTTGTAAAACATAAGCCTGTTGATATCCTGGACAGGATCGATCATACAAAGGATTGGCAGTGCATTGTTGAGTGAAGTAGGCTTGTTGATATCCTGGGCATGTGGCATTGTATAGGGGATTGGCTGTGCATTGTTGCGTAAAGAAGGCGGCAGCATATCCTGGACAGGCAGGATCGCTCAACGGGTTGGCCGAGCACTGTTGGCTAAGGTAGGCCGCGGCGTATCCGGGACAATTAGGATCGCTCAAGGGATTGGCCACGCATTGATCCACACCATACAGCAACCGCACATTGGTATCACGGACCCTGGGGCCGTATAATCCATTCCAGAATAGACTGTCTTGTCCGGTCCATGACATGTCCAGACTGGCCAGTTGATTAGTGGTGTATCCACCGCTCTGGAGAAAAAGTTGTCTACCAGAATACAGTTGGAAAACACTGGCCGGTTGGCTGCCCGCGGCATAGTTGTGTGTCCAGGTTTCCAGCACGGCATTGTTGCTTTTGAGATATATGTCAGCACGCAAAGGACCGCTGGCCAGGCCGCCATTCATGATTGACCAGGAATAGTCATAGCCCAACCACTTGATACCGGTACCGGTACCGGCCAAGGCAGCCGTGATGGCCATGCTCTGCGTCACTGTGCTGGGCATATAGGAGAATCTTATGGTGTTGGTATCTTGATTGTAGTAGGCCGAGCCCGTGGTAGGGCCAACTGTTTCCACGGCTGCGATGCCGGCCGAGTTCAAGACCTGATTCTGTGGTATGCCCCAGGCCGTGCCTGCAGGGTTGATGAGATTTGGGGTGTTACCGGAGATGGTCTGTGCTGTGGCCGGATGATGCAACCATAACGCAAAAGTGGCCACTGCCCAGAAGATCCAGAACCGCAACCAGATGTTCATTTATTTGCAACCCATTCTTTCTTTGATTGTAGGGTCGTTACCGGCGTAGTCCTTGCAGGCAAAATCGTCTCGGCGAGGAGATTTTTCTGCGGGCTTGCTCAAGTCAACCACAGGCGGTTTGGTAGCATAGTTGCCTACGTTTTCTTTCTTGACAGAGTCCAGCACCCCGCGACGTTCCCACTCACTACGGGCATCTGTGCCAATCTTGCCCTCTACCGGACAAGGTGTGCCGGCTGCGATCATGGCAGTGAATATGCGTTCGTCTTGGCATAGCGTGGCCACTGCTGCCACCTTCATTCCCATGTCATATAAATTCTTTGACAGTTTGATGCGTTCGCAGTTCATGTCACGCATAGTTCCTCCCATAGAGATACCCAGGATCTGAGTCTGCACCGCACCTGATGCGGCCACGGCACATACATCATTGTTGATGGTTGTGACAGCAGGTGCCACTGCTGTGGGTGGCGGACTTTTGATCGTGGTTGTAGAACTGGAATTGGTAGTAGACGTAGACCTGCTGGTAGAATCTGTGATGATCGGGTCTGTCTGTGCAACTACTGCGGTCATAGATAGTGATAAAACTACGCCCGCCCAGAGTTTTTTATAGGTATAAAACATCTTTTGTCTAGCTCCTTAGGCGACATAATATTTAACGGAGCCAAGACAAAAAAAAAGCGATAGTTTTATTTGTTACTAAGAGATTGGTATATTTTTTAGTAGATTGATGCAGTCGTTGAACAGTATCTGCTGATCCAGTTCATCGGCTGACAGTTGGACGTTGTCGAGACGTTGCAGATCTTCCATGAGTTCCTGGAATTCTGCTGAGTTGACATCGCCTCGCGACAACGCATCACGATATTCCAAGGCTTTTTGCACACGATATCCCAAGGCATTGTTTTGCCTACAGAAATTTTCTACAACTTGTTGAATGTTCATGCTCGAGGTCTCCTTCCACTCACTGACAACATCTTGCGAGCGGCTTCGTTTATGTTTTTAATTTTAGCACTGCAAAAAAACTTGCTGGGCGGTTTGTCCGATTGATATCGCTTGTCAAAATCACCTACGATGTCTGACAGATTGCGATTCATCTCTTGTATTTTAGAATTGTCAGGCAAGCTGGCACTGTATGTGGTCAGCCAATCTACTTTGTGGCGTATGTCTCGGCTCACTGTTCGGATTTCTTCAGTGGCACATACTGCATCTGTCTTGGTCAGTTCGATGATGTCTACCAAACGGGCTTGCTCATTATAGTCAAAATAACTAGGGAATAGGGCACAAGCCGACAGTAAAAAAGCGACACTAACGGTCGCTACTAAATTTTTCATATACGCCGTTCCAATCCGGACCTGGGTCCTTGTGTTTATACTTAGCGATTCTCTGAGAAATTTCATCATAGAAGCTGTTCAGCGTGCCGCCCCAGCGTCCGTGTAGGTGTTCTATGGCCTGTTCGCAGAAACTCCAATTCCGCTTGCGATAGTTTTCCATGAGTTTGGCATGGAGATTGATGATATTAGGCATGGTAGCTATTTCTTCCAATCGCACTGCATCAGTGTCTAACACACAGAAACTGTCCAAAATCGGCCCATTGGATTGGATCTGTATCTGATCCAGTTCCAACACCGTGTATTTGTCTTTCAATCCCTCTGCTGTTTCTTTGCCAAATATTATGTGCATAAAAAATCCTTTTAAATATGTATCATGCAAATAGCATTTGATTTAATTTCAGATCTCCATGTAGAAACTTGGGATCAACCATTTGATTGGGAAGGACAGGCCACTGCTACTCTTTGTGTGGTGGCCGGTGATGTGTCTCGAGACCGTGCCCTGGTCATAGACGCTTTGGAAAAACTCAGCCAACGATATCGTGCAGTGATGTTCATAGATGGCAACGACGAGCATCGATGGACCTTGAACGATCTTGGGGACAGTTATCGCAGTCTAGTGGAAGAAATAAGCAACATACCCAATGTTACCTATCTCCAAGACAATGTAGTCATCGTTGATGGTGTAGCATTCCTGGGCACCAATGGTTGGTGGAGTTTTGATTTTGAACCTGGAGTGGACTATGATCAGACGCGGTTGTGGTTCCAAGACAGATACCAAGTTGATAGGACAGTTTCGGATGCCATAGAATCCATGAGCATGCAGGATTTCGCCTATCTGGCCAGATCAGTGCGTAGATTGCAGACGCACCAAGACGTGAAAAAAATAGTGTTGATCACTCATACTCCACCGCGTTTGGATCTCATACATCATGACATCGAGATAGCCGACAGCTATAGGATCAACTGTTCAGGCAACAGTTACATGACGCAGGTATTGGGCGAGGACACCGAGAGCAAGATCTCTACTTGGTGTTTTGGACACTATCACGGCGATGTTGATACCACCATACAAGGCATCAGATATGTCAACAACTGTAGAGGAAGAGGCAACACACCTTGGTGCAAGCCTGTGTATTACCCTCGTAGGATTGAAATAAGTCTCTAGGCCGAATCTGGCTCTAGTTTGACCTGTAAAGGATACCCGGCACCACGTGCCATCACAGTGACTTCGATGCCTTTTTGTTCGGCTATCTCATAGGGCAACACGGCCACCACTGCAGATCCTGCTTCATGGATGTCGAAAGTGATTTTTTCTGCTGTTGAAGGGCTATAATCAAAATGTTCTACCAGGCTTTCGATCACGAATTCCATGGCAGTTTTATTATCATTGATATAGATAACCTTGAACATGGGAGGCTCTTTCAGAACCTCTCTGGGCCTGACGGTTGTTTTAGTTTTGGGTTGTGTAGCAGTTTCTGACATGTCGTTCCCTTTGTCCTCAGTAGAGGGCGGGTGCCCTCTACTGTATTTACGCTATTATATTATTTCGCGTATGAGATTGCAATACGCTTTGGCTTCATTTCTTCGGGCACGATACGCTGTAGATGCACGTTCAAGATGCCGTCTTTCATAACAGCATCCCGAACCTCTACATAATCAGCCAGTTGGAATGTGCGCAGGAACTTGCGAGCCGAGATACCGCGATGTAGATAGTTCAATTCTGAGTCATCGGTGTTTTTTTCACCGGTGATCACCAACTGTCCTTCATGGAAATCTACATTCACTTCACCTTCGGCAAACCCCGCCACTGCCACTTGGATTTCATAGGTGTCTTCTCCTGTTTTCAGGATGTTGTAAGGCGGGTAGTTCTGGCTTTGCGCGGCATGGTCAAACTGATCCATGATGCGGTCGAACAAGCGATCAACGCCAATGGTATTACGATAGAAGGGGGTGAGATCAAAAGATGTAATTTTAGTCATAACATTCTCCTTTTTTTAAGCAAGTTGACTATGTAGGCCCGACCATCGGCACCTACAGATATATTTATACAGCATTTTTTGAGAGTTGTCAATATCGCTCGCCGGCCACATTAACCAATTCATATTCCAACCAGCGCCGGAACTGTTCTGGTGGGTTCCATGTCATAGCCCACATGGTATAGGTTTCGTCGTGATCAAAAGCCACACGATGTTCGTATTTTATGGTTTTTTGTGTGTATCTCACACCATATTGTTCAGCCCAACTTTGCACCTGCTGTTTGATGAATTCTAGGGTGCGGTGATAGTCGCCGTGTTGTGGCAACCGGAACCGGATATACATTAGAACTTTTTGGGAGGCAGTTGCTGGCTACGTAGATATTTTTGCCAGCGTTTTTTAGCGGCAGATGCCTTGAGTTTACGACGGGTGGTGGGTTTGACATAGGTCTCACGTTCTTTGAGTTCGAACAACAGACCTGAATTTTGTATCTTTTTCTTGAATCGGCGCAGAGCCTTTTCTACATTGCCATCCGGAACGATCACTGTTTTACCCAAACTACTCCTCCTTGTAAACGGGTTGTGGGTTATTTATTTGTTCTCGGTTAATAACTACGCGGTTTATTCCCCGATCACGATAGCGTTTGATAGCGAACATGTGTGGCATCAACACACGCTCAAGTTCGCTGTGCAAGGCGCGGGCACCAGTGCCGAAATCCGCAGAACGCTGTGCTATGGTGGTCAAGGCCTCGTTCTCGAAATCAAGATCTATGCTGTCTGAAGCAAACAGGTGTTGATATTGCCGTATCAAAGAATTCTTGGTATCTGTGAGCACATGCACCAGATCATCTGTGGTCAGTTCATCTAGGCTAACCCAACTGGGGAAACGGCCGACGAATTCAGGTATCAGACCAAATTTTACCAGATCATCGGGCATGGTCTTTTGTAGATCCACGTCACCTGATACTTTGACTTCGGCATTAAATCCCATGGAGGACCCGAACAGTCGTTTCTTCACTATCTGGTCTAGGCCCACGAATGCGCCGCCGGCAATGAACAAGATGTTGGCAGTGTCTATTTCGATCATTTCGCCGCCGGGGTGTTTGCGACCGCCACCGGCTGGAACTCGGCATACTGTGCCTTCTACCAGCTTCAACAGGGCCTGTTGCACACCTTCACCACTCACATCTCTGGTGATAGATGTTGATTCGCTTTTGCGAGCGATCTTGTCAATTTCATCAACGAATATTATACCACGGCGACATTTTTCCACATCGCCACCAGCGGCCGTGAGCAATCGCTGTATGAGACTTTCTACATCATCACCCACATATCCGGCTTCGGTTATGCTAGTGGCATCTGCGATGGCAAAAGGCACGTCGAGATAACGTGCCACGGTGCGAGCCAGCAGGGTCTTGCCCGATCCTGTAGGGCCCAGCATCAGGATATTGGCCTTGTCTAGTTCTATTTCTGGATCGCGATTCTGTATACGTTTGTAGTGATTGGCGATGGCCACTGCTAAGACGACCTTGGCACGGTTCTGCCCTATCACATACTGATCTAGATAGCGTTTGAGTTCTTGAGGATCGATGTCTGTGTGATTGTGTTCTCTCGTGGCCGGATCCTCTTGCAAGAGTTTTTGGCAAAGATCCACACAATCGTTGCAGATGGCCACATCATTGGCCACTATGAGTTTTTTGACATCGTCTTTGTGTTTGTTGCAGAAACTGCAATGTTCGTATGAAGTATCTTCTTTCATGCTGGACCGTTGAATTTAGGATCATCTCGCAGTCTAGCTTCTATTTGTTGTCTTTCATTTTCGTTGAGCAGATCAGCATCATATTCGCCAGAACCGATCTTGGTGATTAGATATTCGATATACTCTTCATTGTA